TGAAATTGTAGTATTATAATAGAAAGGAATAAAACTAATTCGCAAACGACCAGAGTGAAATTGTGTTTTAACAAACTTAAAGGTATATACAATAGAACCTCTCCAATAACCATGAGTGTTAGCAACATAACCCATATGTGTGGTGACAAATCTGTCAGCAATGTTTGTGGAAAATGGTTTGATTTTCATCGGTGTAACATAATTATCCCAGAGGTTTGTACCAGTTAAATTAGAAGTAGACCATGTGAATCTATCCCAGAAATTAGGAATAGACAACACATGTGATAGATCCATTTCATCGGCCGATGTACCAGCAAGTCCAGATTTAGTTTCTATTTCATTTTGTACGGAAAGAGCCATCTTGTGAGAAGTGTCTACACCATCAAAATTTGCCATGCGGACTTGACCTCTCAGCTTTGTCTCACACGGTAAACCTTGGACAGTGGGTTTAGAAAAACCTAGCATTTTAAAAATGTTAGAAGCTTGAGCAGAAATCCATGCCGGTCGCGTAAACAAATTACCTAAAATAGGAATTCTAGACATAGTACTTAAACCCTCTGAAATTTGACCAATACCAGCACTCACAGTACCGTTCTCCTTAAGTCCTTTTATTTCGGAAGCTACTTGTGCAAAGATTTTGTCAGGACTCTTCTGGAAAGATTTGGTTTTCCAAGTTTCACGTAAGTCTGCCTCACTAAAGTTACCCTCAATCATCTTCTGTCCGAGGTTAGCAAAATTAGGGGCACTACCAGTGAAAACGTTTGCTCCAGTAGGATACTGAACGTCAACATCTTCCAAATGAGCCCAAACTGTGTATTCTACAGAGCCCGTACCAGAAATTTGATCCCTTAATTGACTATATACAACTAGATATATCGCACCAAAAGAACCCTGTCCAGTAATAAGGTTATAATAAACGTGAGGAGAAACATAAGGTATGCGCATTTCAACTTCAGTACCTACACTTAAATCTAAATCTGTGCGTGGACAACCCGAGCGACCTTGAAGTGTAGAATTAACAAGAGAAACTCGATTCGGCATATATTGAGCATAAGGATAATATTGTAACATCAATCTACCTTGCTGGAACGGTTGAGAATTTACTTGTACCTTAACAACAAGTGTAGCTCTTAAGCCAACAAAACCTCGTAATTTCTCTTGATACATAGCATTTGAAATTAAAACTTCGGGGAAATTAGCAGTATATAGTTGAGAACCGGCAGTAGATGAAGTACCAGTAGAACTCCACAAACCAGTTTGAATAATAATAGGTCGAGAAAGAAAATCCTTAATGGTGTGAATTCTTTCTTCACGTGTGGTCATAGACAAATAATCTGTTGAAAGGTTAACGATATCAGGCACCGCAGTGGTACTAGGGGTAACTCCTTCACTAGAAAAGTGTACAATCTCCTTCTGCTCGGAAGTAATTTTCCGATCTTCATCTTCAATATTGTTATTGTTTGTTTGAAAGTTAGCAGGTCTATTGCTTAATTCTATCGTCAACCTAAACATATAGAAAGCAGAGAGGATACCCTGGATATTACAGGAACGCTGCTGGGCATCCTGGGTAAGTAAGACTAAATAGCCCACCCATATTCTAAGATAGCAATATTCTCCTTTTATTAACCTCTCAAATTTGTATAGGAAAACAAGATCACATCTTAGTCAAAAGTCATACAAAGGGTCTGCAAGATGTTCGATATCATGCAGATATTGACTGTATGTCAAAATTTGAGGATTTTCAGGAAGTTCCTGAGGTACCTTCAGCTTCAATATAGCTGATCTTAGTTTGTTATATTCTTCTTTTCCATGATACACAATTTCACGAAACGCTGTTCCTATGTTAGCCATTAGAATTTCATCAGGATCAATT